CAGTATCAAAACCGCACGGATGCTGAAAGCCACAGGTGTTAAAGCGGGTGTGCCGGATATGTGCTTGCCTGTTCCCAGATATCCATATCACGGTCTGTACATCGAGTTGAAGCGCAGGAAGGGTGGAAGGGTATCTGAAAAGCAGTCTGAATGGCTTCAGGTCCTGATGAAGGAAGGATACAAAACATGTGTCTGTTACGGATCGGATGAAGCTATACAGGTCATAGAAGATTATCTGAAGGGTGAACAATGGACATTTTTTAATGCTTTATAACTTAACAAATCAGAAAGCAGTGGTTTCATACTGCTTTCGTTTTTGTTAAAATACACTTGGTAACCTGATAACAAAGAAGCAAGCGTGAGTCAACGAATCTGCGTTGAAGGGCTAAATCCTCCTGCACTGGTGGGGGTGTGGGGAAAGGTGGTTAGTATGACGGAAAGACCAGTAAACCTGAATCGGTATGGTATATCCAAATGGGAATATCACGAATTGAAAGCTTTTTGCAGACAGTACCGCGACAAGCTGCACAAGGTAAAAAACATGATTGGTATTTCTAGCCAAATGAACATCAGCACAGATGCAGATTTGATCCGTGGTAAAGGCGGCGTACATCGACCAGTGGAAACCATTGTTGTTCGCCGGGAACGGTTACTGTCAGATATAGACATGATTGATGCCGCAGCCAGCTTCCCCGATGACGGAGCGTGGACACGTGCGTTGATTTTGTCTTGCTGTGATGGCAAAAAGTGGGATGACATACCGCCAGATATCCTGCCGACTTCGCACCGAAACGCATTTTTCAAGGCAAGAAGGATCTTTTTCTATCGTTTGGCACAGTTAAAAAATGGTACTGAAAAGGACATTGAATCATGATATCATGATAGCGTGAAAAACTGGATGTGCGGAAACATCCGGTTTTTTTGTATACAAATTTATGAAAGGGTTTAAATCTTGGGGGTGATTCCCATTGATAACCAGAAGCGGATAGATTGGAACGCAATCAGGGCAGAATACATCGGCGGCAGAATTAGTCAACGGAAGCTTGCGGAAAAACATAATATTTCCGTCAATCTTTTACTAAGACGTGCGAACCGTGAACACTGGAAACAGGACAGAGAAAAGGCAAGCGAAAAAGCCGCAATAAAAGTACAACAGAAAACAGCAGAAATGGTTGCAAACAATGCTACCATAGCTGCCGATCTGAAAAAGCGCTTGTTACTGCGCTTGAAGCGAATTGAAGAAAAGTATCCTGTTGATGCAACGGAAGTCAGGATAAACGATTCAGGCATTACACAGGTATTCCGCATCCGTGATTTGACATCTGCCTATAAGGATCTGACAGAAGACATACCGAAACCGGAAGAGGATAAAAACGCACCTATTCGCGAGATTCTAAAGAAACTGGACATTGAAGCCGATGTTTAGTCCAAAGCAGAAAGAATTCTGGAAGAACTGCAATCATCGATGGAACGTTAAAAGTGGTGCGACTCGTTCCGGGAAAACGTATCAGGACTATTTCCTGATTCCCAGAAGACTTCTTGCGGTTGAAGGCAAAGAGGGCTTGAATGTCATTTTAGGGAATACGCGGGAAACGATCAGACGTAACATTTTAATCCCAATGCAGACGCTATATGGCGTTGACTATGTTGGAAACCTTCGCGCAGACAATAGCTGCGAAATGTTTGGACAGAAGGTCTTCTGTCTAGGTGCGGACAATGCAAACCGGGTTGACAAGGTGCGTGGTGCTTCCATCAAATACTGTTACGGTGATGAAGTAACCACTTGGTCACAAGACGTGTTTGATATGCTTAAAAGCCGTCTAGACAAACCGTATAGCAAGTTTGATGGCACGTGTAATCCTGAGAACCCGCAGCACTGGTTCAAGCGTTTCTTGGATTCAGACGCAGACGTTTTCTTGCAAGCATATACGATAGACGATAATCCGTTTTTGGATGCAGCCTTTGTTGAGAATCTGAAGCGTGAATATCGTGGTACGGTTCTGTATGACAGGTACATCAAAGGATTGTGGGTAGCGGCTGAAGGTGTGGTTTACAGGTTGTTTGCAGATCATCCTGAACAGTTCATTGTGGATGATGTGCCAGGAACAATCCGCTATGCAACAATTGGTGTGGACTTCGGCGGCGGTACTTCAGCACATGCCTTTTCCTGTATGGGGTTCACGTCGCGAAATGCTATTGTCTGCCTTGCTGACTACAGGGAACAGGCTGCACTAGATCCGACAAAACTTGAACGCGACTTTGTCGATTTCGTCAAAATGTGTCAGATGCAATGGCTAGTTACCGACGTTTGGTGCGATTCGGCAGAACAGACGTTGATTAACGGCTTGAGAGCAGCAGCGGCACAGGCTAGGTTGGGTGTTAACATAGGCAATGCACAGAAAAAGCCTATAAATGACAGAATAAGAGCGCTTTGCATTCTCATGGGTGCAGGGCGTTTTTATATAAACAGACGGTGTGAAGCAACAATAGATGCGCTTAAAAGCGCTTTGTGGGATAGCAACCACAACACAGAAGATGTGCGATTGGACAATGGCACAACGAATATCGATAGCTTGGATGCCTTGGAGTATAGTTTTGAACGAGAAATCCCCACATTGATTGACGGATGGGGGCGGTAAAGATGCAGTTTATATCAACATTGAGAGATTGGGGGCGGCGCTTGATGGAGAGAACAGCCAGTGCAACAGGCGTTGCGCGAGAATACAAAACTGTTTTCGATCTTGGCAACGTTCCATCTTTCGGGCAGTTTTATAATTTCGGAATATATGTCTGGAAAACGTTATACAAGGGCTTTTACAGACCTTGGCATATCATACCTGCACCAACAATAAACAATCCTGACGGACAACGCGAACTGTTCAGACTGAATGCCGCAAAAGCGGTTTGTTCAGAGATTGCAGGTCTTGTCTGGGGTGAGGAATGCGAAGTAAACGTTTCCCAGGATGGCAAAGAACTTGACGAAGATCCTTTGAACGAATTTATTCATTGGGTTCTTTCGGAAAATTCTTTCCGTGAGAAAATGCAGGAAGCAATAGAACAGGGCTGCGCTTTGGGTGGCTCTGCTATGAAGGTATGGCGGGATGCCAAACGTGATAACAACGGAAACGAGATCGAAGGCACAGAGCGAATCAAGATCGGTTACGCTATGGCAGACCAGTTTGTGCCTATCACGTGGGATAACGCGAGAGTGTATGACGCTGTGTTTATTTCCAGGGTGGCAAAACAGGGATGGTATTATACCCGCCTTGAATGGCATTTGTGGGATGGAACGACATACACAGTTAAAAACGAACTGTACCGCGCACAGATGCAGAAGGGCAACAATGGGGATTCGCAGGATATCTTAGGCATCCGCGTTCCCCTTGCAGAAATGTATCCTTTTCTCCAGGAAGAAACCATTGTTCCTGCATCCGAAAGCCTTTTCTGCTATTGGAGAACCCCTATTGCGAACAATCTTGACGATAATTCCCCGCTTGGTATGTCCGTATATGGGAATGCACTTGAAACGCTGCATGCTTTGGACATTTGTTATGATTCGTTCGTGCGTGAGTTCCGGTTAGGCAAGAAACGCATTATCGTTCCTGCACGGGCTGTGCGAACTGTCGCAGATCCCACAACAGGTGCTTTGCGGAGATACTTTGATCCGTCCGATGAAGTGTATGAAGCTTTGGCTTCAGACGATCCGAACGACCTGAAAATCTCTGATAACTCAGTAGAACTGAGAGTTGAAGAGCACATAAGTGCTTTAAATGCGTTCTTGTCTATCCTGTGCTTGCAGCTAGGGTTCTCTGCTAACACATTCTCATTTGACGAGAAATCCGGGATCAAGACAGCAACAGAAGTTGTTTCTGAGAACAGCAAAACTTACAAAACTATCAAAACCATTCAAAACCAGGTATCACCTGCCATTGAACATCTTGTGCGGAACATTATTGACGTTGCAACCATGTACGGTATGACGTGGAAAGGTCAAACCATTGAAAGCCTTGCAAAGAGTGGTTATCACGTCAATATAACCTTTGATGACGGAGTAACGCAGGACAGGCAAACAAACATCAATGAAGGTGTAATGCTTGTGGGTGCGGGTCTTTTGAGCAAATACACCTTCCTGACAGACAAGAAATACGGACAGGGGTTAACACCAGAACAGGCAGAAACTGAGTTGAAGCGGATCATGGATGAAAGAACAGGAAACACGGTTGATGTTACAAAGCTTTTCGGCGGCTTGGAGTGATGACGGATGGTAAATCCTACTGCTATTGACGCGATGTCTTCTGCGATGGCTGACGTTTACGCATCTGTTACAGATCGGATTCTGATTAACCTTGCGCATCACTTTCAATATATCCAGGATGGAAGAGCACCTACAGGTTCATTTGAATACCAGGCGCGGATGCTTGCTGAAATGGGGCAAGTGACAAAGGAATCTTCTGATATCATTCAAGCAATGCTTGGTGGTGCTGATGAAGCTTTGAAAACCGTACTGGAAAATGCAATTGTGGAATCATTAAAGGATGAAGAACCCAAACTGCAACAAGCCGCAAAGCTTGGTTTGATCGGTAAAGGCAGCATACCTGAACTTACCCCAAATCAAATGCAAGCGTTTAAATCCTATTACAACCAAAGTGCAGACAAGCTTAACTTAGTTAATACAGTGATGCTTGAAAGCACACAGGCGGCATACACAGGCGTTATAAGCGATATTGTGAACCGGATCAATAACACACAGTCCATTCTGAATGCGTCAGCCGGAGAGGTTATAACGGGTGTTAGCACGTGGAATAAGGCGATGCATGATGCGGTTCACAGGATGGTTTCAAACGGTCTGACAGGCTTTATAGATCATGCGGGGCGGCGTTGGTCACCTGAAGCGTATGTTGCAATGGACATCCGCACAACGCTTTTCAACACAGGAAGAGCGGCGATCTGGGAGAGACAAGAGCAGTACGGAAACGATTTGTACCAGGTATCAAGCCATGCCGGAGCAAGACCGCTTTGCTATCCGTGGCAAGGTAAAGTCATCAGCAGAACCGACATGGTGCGTGATGTTGAAGACCTTGACGGAAACACGGTTCACGTCTACGCACAGTCAGAAACCACATATGGACAGGCTGCGGGGCTGTTTGGTATCAATTGCAAACATTATCCCATGACATTTATTCCAGGGTTTTCTACTTTGAAGGGTGAGCCGCAAAGCGAAAAGGTAAACGAAAAGACCTACGAAGAAAGTCAACAGCAAAGAGCGCTTGAACGTAAATTGCGTTTTGAAAAGCGCGAACTATCTGTACTGAAAGCGCAAGGTGCAGACCAGGAAGCAATTAAAGCGCAGCGAAACAAGGTCTTTGAAGCAAGCGCAGACATTGACGCGTTCTGTGATGCTACAGGACGTGCTAGACGCAGAAACCGGGAATATACACCGATAAACGCAAGGTTTCCCGCAAAGACCAGTTATGATCCAAAACTATTTCCCACGGAACAACGAGATAAAATTAGCAAGTGGTTTTCAAGCAAAAAAGAAAGCAGCATTGTTAATAGCATCAAAGATAATTCCGTCAAGGAAAATGATACTCTTGAAGACTTATTTGGCGATTTGTGGAACGGTAATGCAGATGAGAGTGAATATACGCAGATGTCCATAGAAACAACACAATTTCACCAATCGACCAAGTACGGCAGTTTTGGTATTCAGAATCAAGATTACCCGAAAGATCTTCAGCTTACAGAAAAAGAAGAAAAGTATATTGAAAACGTTCTGAAGGATTTCCGTGGAGAAAAAACACCTAAAGATTT